TTTATCTTCTGCATAAGCTGATAGTTGTCCTATATAACCAAAAGGATCATCTTCACTTAACCTACCACTAGCAAACTTCTTAAAAGAAGTACCTGATGCACTCTTAACATCAACTAACATATCATCTATACGACAATCTTGATGTCCTAAAACTCCTGCTACACTTATTTCTTTTTGTTCTTCTGTTACTGTATGACCTGCTAATCTTGTAAAAGTTAATAGTAAACTTTCTAATAAATGACCATACAAAAATTTAATTCGTGTTGGAGAATCAAAATATTTTTCTTTCTTTCCTTCTTGTAAGTCATACCATAACTGTCTATCAGGTTTACCTATAGCTGATAATCTTAAATTAGATCTCTTTTTAGGCTCATCAAATAGATACTCCTGTAAGATTCCTCTTACTTCGATTGCAAAATTATCTAAAGTTTTTTCTATTTCTTTTTTATCTAACTCACATTTATTATTTACTTCAAATAATTTATAAATATCTTCTATTAGTGTATTAATATTTTTCATATATATCTAAAAATAAAGAGGCAGTCACCGATAAAAACCACCCCTCTATTCCCTTTATCAAGTTAAGGATTAAGCAAATGCTTCAGAAGGATTAGCTGTGTCATCTGCGTATCCCTCAACTTCTTCGAACTCTTCTTCAGTACCTGAACTAAATGGTATTAAATTAGTTACTTGTATAGACTTTAAGTCTGCTGAAGTTCCTTGTCTTCCTTTAAACTCCCAATCATATGTAGAGTAAAGAACATTAATATCTGATCCATTACCAATCATAGTATTAGTCATTTGTCTTTTCTTTGCATCTACTAAATCAGGAGTACGATTCATCTGACCATCTTTTCTACGTACTTTTCTTTTAATAGTTACAAAATCACCACGATCATCACCTTTATTCTTGACAGTTAACCCATCAGTTTTAAGTTGATCAATTGAAGTTTTATCTAAATTACCTACATCAACAGTCCATACACCATCTACATCAAATGTAGTGTTTGGAGTTGCGATAGATGCCCAATAAGCTTTACCTGATATTACCATATTATTTTACTTCCTTTACTATTGAAATTAATAAGCTCTCTCGAAAGAGAGATTATTAATTGATTAATTTATATAAAATTATCTCATATTTTTAAAATATTGTCAACAATTAATTTAAAAAAAAACATATTAGTGTGTACTTGCCCACGTTTCTCCCATTTTCCACTCACTATCTAACTCACAATTAAGTTTTAATACTTGTTGTGTTTTCTTCATAGCTTCTTTAGTGATCTGACCAAAGGTATTAATATCTTTATTGTTTACTTCGAATTGATATTCATCATGGATGGAAGCAACAAGCTTGGCATCTATTCTTGTCATTTTAATTGAAGACATTATCTCAAGAAGCCAATGCTTGCAGACTACAGCTCCTGCACCTTGTATTAAAGTGTTAAGTGCACTATGTGTACTACGGATGTGTAGTAGTCTCCCATCCAGTCCTCGAATTATACCATTTTGAGAAGCTCTTTGAACTTTCGTTCTTAAAGCATTCAAAGCTGGCATATTCGATAAAAACCTATCTATTAATTGTTGTCCTTTCTTAGCACCTCCACCAACAATCTTACCTATTTTTGCAGCTCCAGCTCCATAAAGAAAAGCATATATAAAAGTCTTTGCTTGATCTCTATTAGTTAAACCTGCCATTTTCATATTAGCTGTGTGTATATCTCCAGTAAGTAATTCATTAGTAAACTTTGTATCATTCATGTAATGAGCTAAACATCTTAGCTCTAATCCACTAGCATCTGTACCTACTAAAGAGTATTTAGTTAAGTCTGAAACAGTCCAGCAATCTCTACATTCTTTACCATAAGGTGAGTAAACTGCAGGAACTTGTGCCATATTAGGTGAGTTATGTGCCATACGTCCTGTAATAGTACGTAATGTCATTACTTTTCCGTGTACTTTATTATCTTTATCACATAATATTATCCAAGACTTAATTTGTGCAACTCTTTTTTGTAATAATAAATATCTTGAAAACATTTTAGCTTCTGGTAATTTAATAGTCTTTAATACTTCTTCATTAACAATTACATTTCCTTTATCTGTTTTAAGTTTAGGTTCCCATCCTCTTTCCATTAGTCTTTCAGCTATTTGTTTACGACTACCTATATTAAAGGGTATGTATTTAACTTTAGTTTTAAGTTGAACTTCAGTATCTGGAAATAATTTTTGTGCTTTCTCTACTAATGTATCTGCTTCATCTTGTAATGTAGCCATCAACTCAGATGCTTTTCTTAGATTTAAAGTAAAACCATTTTCTTCTTGTTGATCTAATATAATTCTTATTTTATTTTCTAATATTACAGATTGTTTAGAAAAGTTTTTACTTTCTTTTTCTAAATACTTAGCAACTTTAAAAGTTAATTCTACATCTTGTATACAATACGTTAACATATCAGGAGTGTAGTCATCAAAACTTTCTACTTCACCTTTACTAAAATTTAACTTCTCTCCCCATGCTCTCAGGCTATGCCCTTTATCTCTAATAGGATTAAATAGTTGAGACTCTAATAAAGTATCTCTAATTTGATTAGACTGTATAGACGAATTAGTAAACTTATTTAATAATGGTGCATCAAAAGATAAACCATTATGCATTATAAAAGTATCTACTAACTTAGACCACTCACCAAACTCTTTACATTCATCTTGTACCCATGTTTTAATCTTACCTGTTGTATATTCTTTAGCTACTATGCAATGTATTTTTGTAGCTTCATTCTTTAAACCATTCGTTTCTATATCAACTACTGCTATTGTCATCCTTACAATCCTTTTTTATATCAATATTTTTATTCTCACCACCAAAAGATTCTTCTTCACCACACCAATTACACTCTTCTCCTTCACCTATTTCTATATCATCTTCTTCTACTTTACAATAATGTTTCCACATGTTAATCATATTGAAAAACTCTCCCCACAACCACAACTAGCTGTTGCATTAGGATTGGTTATTCTAAGTGAAGAGCCAGCTATATCAGTTATATAATCTATAATAGTATTTAATACACTTAATGTAGCTGTAGGATGAACATATAAAAAACCAGAACTTAAATTAATTTTATCTCTTTCTTCTATATTTTCATCCTTCTTTATTAATTCCCAACTATATCTCAATCCAGCACAACCTCCTCCATCTACAGCTAACATAACACCTTCTACTTTTTTGTCAAGTATTAATTTTGTTAAATGTTCGTTAGCTGCAGGAGTTATTTTTAATATATCAGTCATTATACTATTTCAAATTCATTAAGAGTAGCATCTAATTCAGGTTCTCTTTCTGTCATTCTACCTGTAGAGTTATCATACACTAAGTTAGTAGCAATACCTGTATCACCTGTATATCTATTTTTAAGTATACGAACTACAGTTGTATTAGCTAAGATAGGATCAGTTGATTGTTGATTTCTTTCTAAAGCTATAACACAATCAGATAAATGAGCTATAGATGCAGAACCTCTAAGATGTGACAAGGTAACTTCTCTACCATTCTCATGTCCTGTATCACCTGATGGTCTACGTAGGTGAGATACTAATAATAAACCAACACCTGTTTGTTCTACAAGTGAACGTAACTTAGTCATAAGAACATCAATAGATTTTCTTTCGTCATCTCCTTCTTGTCCACTTACTAAGATAGATAAGTGATCTAGTATAATCCATTTACAATCTAAAGCTTTAGCCATAAACTGTACTCGATTTAATATTTCATCATTATTAATAGAACCAAAGTGATCAAAAGCATAGAACCTTCCAGTACCTATAGTTGCTTGCTCCCATTCTTTTAACTTTTCTTTATCAAATTGATCTCTTATTTCTTTAATATATAATCTTGCATTAGCTTCTACTGACATAATATTAAATGCAGTCTTCTTAATACTTTCTTCTAAAGCTAACACACCAATATTATCATGTGTACTTTTTAGTATGTGATGCATAAGCTCTCTAGTAATAGATGACTTACCCATACCAGCACCAGCTGTGAACGTAACTAATTCTCCTGTACGCATGCCATATGTTTTATTATTTAAACCATCCCAAGGATACATACATGTTTCGCAATAGTCTTCTTCATATAAACTATTTTTAAGATTAGCTAAGTTAACTATACCAGCAGGTGTGTATATTTCTGCATCCCACCAAGCTTTAGAGAACTCTATACGTTTATTAGCTAAGAGATAATCATTAGCATCTTTTAATTCTAAATTAACTATCTTACATTTATTAGGTTCAAAGAGTTGTGCTACTTTCGCAGCAGCTTTTTTACCAACTTCATCACTATCAAAAC